CCGCTCCAGCAACAAGGGCATTCATTCGGACAGTAATAGTTCCACCGGCTCCGATTGTGACCGCCGTTGCTGTTTCAAATTGATCCCCGGTTCCCTCTACTTGTACGATTTTTCCAGCCGCAATAACAGTTCCCGGAGTACCGGACAAAACCATGTCAGTCGCGATGACATAAGAGTTTGAAGCTGGTTTTCTTGTTACGCCGATTAAGGCACAGGCATTGCCAAGCTGTGCGCCCTCGGCACTATCACGATAAAGGGCGTTATAAACATCCTGTGCAAGCTCCCACGCTTCTGCAAGGGCAGCACTCATAACTCCATTTAATTCACCAATGGGAGAATCTCCAGTCATAACCGATGACGGTCCCCATGAGGTAGATGCTTTTAGATTAGCTTCGATCTCGCTTAAGATAGGCTGTAGTCTTTTTAAGACAAAGCCTTCTAATGTCACACCGTAAGTACTCATACTGATAATCCTGGTATTGCAACGGGTACAATTACATTGCTTTCGTCTATAACCTTAAAAGAAATTCCGAGTATCCTATTAGGTCTATCAACTGTAAATTCGATTGGTGAATACATTCTCAAAACTCCCGGCGTTCCTAGAATGACCTCTAAAAAAACAGAGTTAATGGTTATCAAATCGGCATCAAAGTCCGCACCAAAGACGTACTCAAAATAAGGAACACCTAGATTGACATCAAGGAACCATTGCCCTTTTTGCGATGATAAACGAACAAGTAATCTTTGTCTTGTTGTTTGCGGACCTTCGATAATAAAAACATCATTGTCAAAAGCAATGTCATTATCATCGTCTAAAGCAAGATCATCAGCCATTATTCAACCTTTGTTTTTGTACTCAAAAATGCTGAGACGGATGCAGGATTAACTATAACCAATTGACCTCCAACCGAATCTTCTATATTTGCCGACACAAGCCACGTTAAGAATGCATCTCCTAACATAACAGGTTCAGTCGCTGTCTCGCCAAGGAGAATATTTATTGCTTCTACTTTAACATCAGTATTCGCTGTTATGTTGACTTTTTCCTGAGTTGATTCAATATTAACAGGACCGCCTGAAATCAATCCACCGGCTGTTATGTTCACAGTTCCAGCAGCAACGGTTGCAGACCCTTGTGCGGTTGCGGTAAGACTACCAGTTGTTTCAAGATTAATATTTCCATCCTCATCAATAACAACCTTTGCTTCGATAGTATCATCAAGTTTACCGAATCCGACTTCCGTTCCATCTAACGAAGGGGCTGTAAGGCCGCCTCCATAAAAACCGGGAGTACAGGTAGCATCAGATAAACTATGTGATCTTGGATTCTGAGGATTAACCATATCGTCCGGTAATCCACCTTCCAGAATTGCAAGATTGGAACTTAATAAAGCATCTAAGCTTCGATCTGAAAACTTCACATCAACTAATGTTCCAACTCCAATAGGCAGATCAAAATATGTTGTCTTTGTTCGAAGCATTAAAACAGGAACATTATATAATACCTTAAGCGCCAATGCCTCGGCATTTTCAATATCCATCGTTTCTTTTAAAAGCAATTGAACCGTTGCTAATTTTGAATCATGATCGTATTCTTTGATAACTCCAGGCTGTGATACACGCATCCCTCTTAGAGCATTATCGATTGCTCTTTTTATTATTACAGATAGTTTTTCGAAGTCTCTTGTGTTCACAATACTGCTCCTACAATTCGCATATCCCACGCGCCGCTATGTGTATCACCTGATATATCAATCTTGCCTACTTTATAAGTTCCATTTAAATCAGGGTCAACAGTGACGTTTGCAATTTCGTGATTCGTCCACGGCTTAATTTCTGGTCGTATCTTCATATTCCATTCAATGACACCTGATTCTAGCTTCTTTGGCAAACCTATTAGTCCATTTGAAGGAGTGATTTCTAAGATATCAACGTCTAAAGAATCATCAATACCGATAACATAAATTGTTCCAGCATCATTGAACCAAGTCAGATCATGACGTTCGCAAATATTCGATAAAATATCACGGGTGAATCCATGCATCGTAACGCCGTTGATTTCATCCAACGAATAAACAGCCGTTGCTTTTGAAAGTCGTGTGCTTTTCGCACTTCCTATTTTTGTAGTTATATAACTCATAACAGCAGGGTCGATTGACGTTCCACGATCAATGCTTTTACCCTCGGCATCTTTTTGAGTATCGACAAAAGTTGTACCTTCATCGGCACCATATGGAGTAAGACCTAAAACCGATTTAAAGATATCTTCCATTGAAGTATTAGGTGCAATAGCCTTATTCATATAAGCATTGTAATATGCAAGTTGACCTTCTGCTCCTTCGATCATTGTTACAATATCGCCATTCTCTGAGTGCTCAGTGTTGGCTCTGCTAACATCAAACCGAAAGATTATAGGCATCGCTCCTACATTATATTGATCTCCGAAAAACGAACAGTTATCAAGATAAGCACCTCGAACAGTTGCAACCATCCCCTTGTATTGCCCTAATTTTTTTCGATTCCCTGCTCAAATTATAAACTTGAACGGTTACGTTATTCGGTTCTGGACTTGCTGTTTTCTCACCATCGAAAATAATCCTCAGAGTATCAGGCAAAACATCAATGCCGTCGAATGCCGTTGTTGATGTTCCAACATGCAAAGATACTCTATGTTCCCAAAGTCTAGCCATTATTCATCCTCCGCGAATAATAGTTTCACTCTGCGATTCGTTCCGAATTCATCACGGCCCGGAGGTACTAAAGTTTGGTCCGAATCAACAACAACAAAAGAACCTTTAGGGTGTTTCGCAAGTCGTCTGAAAATCCTGAACGGAACCCAACCAGGGAGTATTTTTTGATTCGTAAAGATAGGTGTTTCGGAGTCAAGCCACAAATCTAAATACCACCGTTCTTCTCTTGTGTTCCAATAGATTTTTAATAAGTATCTGACAGAAGACAGGTTCACACTGAAAGACTGTGCTACGAGTTTAGGGTTTACAGGTATTTCGATTGTAGCCATTACAATAAAACCTTTGCCAAAAATAAAGTTCCACCAACAACTGTTCCGGGATCGGGTAATTTAAAAGCAAGATATCCTAAATCAGTATTTGGTAAAGCAAGATCGTCCAATGCTGAAACGGCTTCATCTTCAACGATTGTTACCTGCTTTAGATTCATTGTGAACAATAACCGCTTTCCGATTTGCGCCGATTCGTCACATGTGAAGTTCTCGATTATCATTGATTTGTAATAATCTTTTGGAGTAATTATATCAAAGGGTGTTTCTGTTTTCCAAAGACTTAAAATTTCCTGAAAAGCCCTAACCGCCCTCGGCATAATTCCAGGGATAAAGGAAGATGAAGGTACATATCCAATGACTGTATAAGTAGTAGGCGTATCTGTTATTGATCCCTCTATAACCAATCGCCTTGGTTGCTTAACAGCGTTATCGCTTGCCGATTCGCCATCTTCTAGAGGGAAGTCTGTTATGTTAGTTGAAAACGAATGAGTCAAACGGACAGTTGCATCAATCTGTAAAAGTATTCCTTTTATAAACTCTTGTAACTCTCCTACATAAACACCGGGCAATACAGGCGCCCCCGGTTCGATGAACGTGGTAAAAATTGGAGGTCTAAATAAAAATCCTACTGCACCCATTATTTCGATGCTCCTAAACCAGCGATGTTCGAAACGCCTAAACCTCTTGCAACGTCACGATCATGTCTTTCGATTTCTCTTCTTGTTCCTTCTGGATCGATTGCTTTAATGTAATACACGTTGCTAATCGTTGTCGATCCGCCGCCTGGTTTCTCTCCGCTTATTGCCCTGCTTGGCAAATCCCTTCCAATGAATCCACTTATAACACTCTCTGGAGTTTGACCTCCGAATTGTTTTCCTCTTAAAAACGATGCAAATTGTTTTGCAGTTTCTTTCCCAAATCCGGGACGTAAAAAGGCAAACGGATCAGCCTTGTCCATTGATTCTTTTAATCCATCCTTGACACCGCCGCCAAAAGACTTTCCTAATTTATTGCCAGCTTTTTCAGCAGCATTTCTCCTTGCTAATTCCTTTTGCCAAGCTTCCATGCCAAATTCTTTTATAAACTTAAAACCTTCTTTTGCCGCAAGCTTATCTCTTTTTGATCTCAACCTTGCTTTTATTTTTTCGTTTTTATTATCAAGTCCTGTTTTTAGCCTATTCAAATATGCATACTCATCCCATATTTCTTTAGCAGTAGATAAAAGGTCTTCTTTGCTGGCAGCTAATAAGCTTCTTGTTAAAAATGGTCTATCTGCTTCTTTTTGCATTTTAGCATGTTTTGCACGAAGTTCGTCTAGTCGAGCTTGAGAATCTGCAATGTCAACATTAAATTTTTCAATCTCTTGATTTTCTTTACCTTTAACAGCAGGTGGTGCAGGGGTTATGCCGAATAATCGTAAGGATACTTTTTGGTATTCATCAAGAAGTCCTTTAAGCCAGCCAATACCTTTTCCAACTTTTCCCATTTCACTAATAACAACCCTACTCCAGCCTACAATATCTTCTTTATTTTCTGATAAGAATCCAGAAAAGGATTCAGCTAACTCATTTACTGTGGGAAGTAGATTGTCCCCGATTTCAGCAGCCATATTAACTATTTGTATTTTGAATTTTTTAAGCTTCTCGCTTGCGCTGGAGATTCTAGTAATAAACGCTTTTTGTATTGCTCCTGCTGCATCGTCGCGAACTATATCTACCCAATCTCTAAGTGTGTCCATGTTTTTATTTAACAGACCAAAGAACTTAGGAAGGGCAAGACGACCCGCAATTGCTTGTGCTAATTCAGCCTTTTCTTTTCCAGTAAATCTTTTAAATGCTTTTTGTAAATCTTCCATGATATCAATTACAGGGCGTAGGTTTTTCTGAGTATCATAAGCTTTAACTTCTAAAGTTTTTAGAGCAGCAACGGCTTGTGGAGTTTGAGCAGCAAGTCTGGTGACAACCATTTTAAAAGCTGTTCCAGCTTGTGCGCCCTTAACACCAGCCTCGGCAAATCCAGCAAGGATAACAAGAGTTTCATTTAAAGATACACCAAGACCGGCGGCAACTGGAGCAGCGTCCCTTAATGCTTCTGTAAGTTGCGGAACATTCAAGGCGGCAAGGATCGTAGTTCTGAAGAACTTATCAGCAACCTCAGTTGCCATGCTTTGTTCTAAACCAAAAGCTTTTAATGAATCATTCAATCGCTCAATAGCTTCTGACGGTGAAAGACCTACAACCTTGCCCATTTTCAAAGCAGTCTCAGCAAGAATTTCAAAATCTCTTGTCCCTGCTTTTGCGCCTGTCGATAACACCTGATAAAAGCCTGTGAAGATTTCCTTTGCATCCATCACAAGCTCGTTTGATAACTTGCGTCCAAGTTTCAACATTTCCGTTTCTACTTTTCTAAACTCATCCCCGGTAAGTGTTATCAGTGTCATCGTTTCTTTTAAAGCGTCTTGCTGCTTTACAGCCGCAATGACGAAAGCAGCGGTCATAGCCGCCCCTGCTAATGCAGCTACTTTGCCCACTCTGGCAAGTCCGCTGATCATCGGACCCATTGACTTAGTAGTCATGTTGACGCGCTTTTTTACTCCGGTTACAGACTTCGAAAAAGCCTGAACTTTTCTGCTGTCAACTTTGAATTGCCAGCGTGTTAAAAGTTTTCGCGTCATTACCATTAATCAAGGCTCCAAAGATTCTTGATAAGTTAAAGCATCATGAGCATCTAACAACATGTCAAGGGTCCATGTTTTTTGAATCGCTTTTAACGATTCTCCAGAATGTGCTAACCACACTCTCCAGATTATCCACTTATAGTTTCGTCCGTTGAGACATCTTGGGAGGGTGATTCCTTTTCGCTTTCCTGTTCCTGTTCCTGTTCCTGTTCCTGTTCCTGTTCCTGAAATTGTACTAGTTGAACTCCTATCAGCGCTATAAGGCGCTGAACATCGGGCAAAAAAGAGGCATAGTTCACCTCCAATATGAAAGTCAAAACATCAATAAGCAATTTACCTTTTCGTTTGAAAAACTTAGTCCAGTGAAACGAGCCTTCCATTTTCTTATTATCAATAGTTGTCATGGCAAAAAGAAGTTCAACATATTGCCACAACTGCATATGTCTACCCTCGATACTAAGATTCCGTTTGATGTTCATTACTTCTCGCGCAACTCCACTCATCCCCATTTGATCCATCAATGCAGTTGAGCTACCAGCCAAAATTTCCATTAAAGGTTCGCCTAGAGTTAGGGCACGATCAGCACCAAAGGCTTCAACACGATATTCGTGGTCGCCTATTCTTCTGACTTCAAAAGAATCAGTTCCTTCGTTGTAGTCTACTCCAATTGGTTCTGTCATTGTTTACGTCCTCCCAATTATTACTCATTAACTATCAGTCGCCTCCATACCACATATCCAGTTGCAGACAATTGAATACGTAGTCAAGACCGCCCATATCGTTTGTGTAATCTCCGTCCGGCATCTTTTGCAATCTACATGAAAGCGCCGAATGAACATCACCACCGTTTATATCTTCGTAGGTAATCGCAACCTCACCAGCCCCGGATAATTCCTGCAAAACAGATAGTGCCGATAAAAAAGCATTCTCGGAACTTGACCGATCTATGCGAACAGTGATTGTTCCACTCTGATCGTTGATCAAGTTGTGATGACCTTCTCCGGTTGAACCGATAATCATTGTTGCCGCTTCAGTTACCCTTGCAACTATTACCGCCGATCCGTCACCAAAGCCCGTATAGGTCTTTACTCCGATTGTCAGCTTATGGTTTTTAAGATTGTGAGTACTCATTATTAAGCTCCTATCTGGCCGGTTACAGTTACAACATGGATTCCACCGGACAAGGTGGCAACAAACGTGATTCCTGTATAATGTCTTGTGGCTCTTTCAGCCGGGGTAAAGTCGCTTCTCTTTTTAAAGTTAATCTTAAACCCGGCAACTTCATCAAGGGCACTATCAAAAGCAATGAATCCATTTCCGCCATGTTTGATTTGACCTCTTTTAAACACGGCTCGAACTGCGTTTACTAAACTCATAATATCATCATCATCAAAGTACGGCTTTTCGAAGATCACATTAGCAAGCGCTTCTGTAAGTCGAGCATATAACCAATCTCTACCAATGATCGTTTGTATCCATTCTCCAGCCCCGACCTTGCCTGTGACCGTTTTATTTTGACCGCCTATAACAACGTATACGTTGCCATTCTTGCCGCCTGTATTCAGGCTCCAGTTCCCGGTAAGGTTATTTATTTGAGACTGTGTAAGGTTATCAACGGTCACACCTGCAAGAGTATCGTATGCCCACGTTTTAGATGATTTGAAAGTATCAAGATCAACGGCAAGCTCTTTTCCGAGCCATGCGAATTCCGGCCAATCGTCATACACAAGATCGCCGTTATCATCGATTATACCGCCGTGTGCATCATCTAAAAACTTGAACCATGATCTATAAAGGCTATCGCTTTTAAATCGTTGTGGGATCGAAGGATCGGTTAATATCTCATCCGCCGCCGGTGTGGTATCAATTGCAATTTCTTCATTTTTAGCACAACCATTAAGAACAAAATCAGACTCAGCATAAGTCGCAGCTTCAAGGATTTCTGTCTTGTTTCGATTAACTTGACCTAAGCCGTACCAGTCATTTGAATCTGCCCTGCATGCTATCAGAGCATTCGTAACTGTTTCTATAATTGATGCAAGGGTTGGACCTGTAAAGCTTGCGGTAGGAGTTACAGATATGTCAAGTGAAGCAACTCCAGCTAATGCCGAAATTGTAAGAGTAGCACCGCTTCGATTAATCTCAACAGGAGCCTCACCAGCTGCAATAATTTCAGCTTCAAGCCCTGATGCGATATCGATTACGGTATCTCCAGGACCAGCAGGATAACTATATGTATCTCCATTAATTGTAACAGTATATGTTGCAACCGCAGCAACATCAACAGTCAAGGCATAAATATAAGTTGTATAGCTCATCTTGCTATCAACGGCACATGTGAATGCGTCCGTTCCGGTTTTGCTGATCAGCAATCCGGTATCAATTACCGTCGCTGTAAAATCTCCAGCAATCGGAACGCTCGTATCTATGGCAGCTTTTAATCCAGCAAGGATTTCAGGCAGACTTGCATAAATGGAAGTGTAACTGCAAGCGGTTCCATCTAAAGTTACAGTATAAGTAGCTCCAGCAAGGATCGTGTCAACATAAACTAAAACCCCGAATACATCACGCCGCCCGATGATAATCTGACTCGGTGATGGATTCTGCCCGAAATACTTTCCAGCCGCTTGGTACTCAGGTGCCGTAGTAGGGCAACCGGCAAGGGCCATAGCCGCAACACTGGCATAAGCCGCGGTTCGTTCATCGAACCATACCAAAGGAGCAAGGCACAATGCTTGACCAAACCCTGCCTTGGTTACGCCACCGGCCTGGAGCGAAATAGAAACAATTGCAATTCTCTGTAAGTTTGGATCAACAGCCATTGTCTTAATCTCCTATGGAGTTGTATCTAAATCAAATGGTACACCGTCAAGTGTGCCTGTCATTTCCACGGTTTCAATCGGTTCACCATCTTCGTAAATCTGAGTATGAGTACCGAATCTTATATCAAGTGAACCTCTATGTTGAAAATTCGGACCATCGATAGTATCAGTTAATTTCGTTATTCCGATATCTTCGATAAAGGAAAGGTCAACCGCCGTTTGCGTTTCGGTGCCTGTAATATTCCCACTTTCATCGAATAAATATTCATTGCCCGGTTTGATCGATCTTGTTTCAAGCTCATTAATACCCATTCCAATTGTATTGGCTTTAACGGGAACTAATGAACTTAAATTTATTCTACTTAAAAGAGCATCCCTGATATCTTCTTGTGAATCTCCGATCAAAGCTACATATGATATAGATTCACCGTCTAAGATTATCGAATAAGTATCGCCAACAATCGCTGTTGTAATTGTGAATTTGCATCTTTGTTCCTTGACAAGATACTCGTTTACAAACTTACTTCGCAATCCAGATTGAACTTTTCCAAGCCATTCATTCCAATCTTCGCCGAACCTTTGAACATTAAAAGTCAAATATCTTTGACCGACTTGCTGTAACTTATTTGACGAACTCCCTGGTTCTGGTTTTTGAATTCCGTCCGCAAAATACTTTTTAACGAATCCGGTCAACCATGACAGAGTAGCATAAGAACCGCTTGGAGGCGGTAATCCCTGTTCGGACCATAGGATTTGAGCTTCCGGTTCAGCCGTTGCCCAAACTATGAAGTCAAAAAAGACATCTTCTATTTGTTTTTTTGTTGCCATTTAATTATGATCCGTATCAAGTTTTTGTGCGAACACTCGCCAATGATCTAAGGTTCCCATTTTATATTTGTCTACCATCACAACACGCCATGATTCACCGTCATAAATAATAATATCAGCATCAGTCGGATCGGCTTCATCGGTTGCCGTTCTTATTTCCTCATAACTGTAAATTCTTTTCGTTTCATTATTTCTTATAGCTTCGGGTAAAAGTAAAAGATTATCAGCACTCGCTTGTTGCACACTTGCCTGCATTTGGATTGCTGTTACAGCAGGAACAACCGCCCTTCCTTTTACATATGTAATCGGTCCACTTGGACGATTCACAGTGATAGGTACATCAAAACCGTCTATAGCACTTTTGCCGCTACTCATTTTTTACCTTTTTTAATATCTGCAATTCCTTCGACAATCACATAACCTAGAGCTACAATTCCGATTATGATTCCCTTACTCAAAGGATCAATTGGAAGCGTAGCAATTATGCCAATTGCACCACCGGCAACTCCTAATTTTCGAGAAACAAATTTAGTTAAAATATCTTTGTTCATTGTCATCACCTTCTGAAAGAGCCAAAAGAGGCATTAACAATAGTATCGTCTGATGCTGCTTCAAGTTTATTTCTTACTTTATAGGCAATCGCCATTCGCATTGACCCTGAATCAATTAAAGGATTCGATGATCCCTTTGCTTTGATTGTCATAGGATGATTAGGAGGCGTTCTCAAAGATGTTATTTTTCTTTGAATATCACCCTTAATTTTTATTCCCATTTTGACATAAAGACCTTTGGCCCTTTGCCTTCCAGTTAAAATCCTGTTCACTTCTTTTGTGCTTAGTGACCAATAGTATCCCCAATTTTCATCCATTGTTGACCGTATAAAAGAACGCTGTGGAATGTTTTCAGTTCCAAATTCGTTCATTGTCGCATACTCAGCGATCCTTATACCAGTTGATTGCTTTGACTTAACAGATATCTTTTTTCCTCTTAGCTTGACGCTTTGTGTTTTAACACTTGTTTTCGTACCGCCAAAAATACCTATATCGACAACGAAATTATCAATCCTTGACATTTCCCTTAAAATGCGCTGTTCGTCTTTATCATTGTCAATCGTCATTTGCATTATTATATTTCCTGAATTTCAAGCCAAATTGCAACTGTGCGACCAGCACCAGGGGACCATACGCTT